CGGCTAAAAAATGATGCACTTCCACACCAGCCAGAGGCGAATAGGACATTCGTTATCTCGGATATAAGAATAATATATTTTCTAAGTGATTACAAGTGTTATATTTCACCAGTATCTACGCTGCCAGGGAATGCTCTAGAAAACTGTTCTTCTACCTTCCTTCTAAAAGCTGGATCAGTCTTGTACTTAGGATCAGCTACCATCTCATATAGCTCATCTTGACTTGGCATACCGTCCATCTCAACTGTAGCTGTAGGTATTTGTTGTTCCCCATAATACTTTCGTACTTTGTTTAGGGCATTAATACCACTTGCCGTAGCAGCGAAAACTTTGAACTCTTCAAAATCACCTTCAGACCACACGCCTTTGCTGACTAAGCCTTGTCCCCATTGCTTTATCCCATTGATAATTTGTAATGCATTTGGTCCTAGTTTTTGAGTTTCTTCCTCTACATTGATAGATTCTTCTTCTTCTTGTGTGTCTGCCATCTCTCTAAATTTGCCCACAAGTTTATCAAAAGCCTCTTGGGTAGGTTTGTTGTCATTTGCCCAATCCACGAACTCTTTCGCAAGAGGGTCGTTGTCTACATCAATACCCTCAAACACCGATAGATCGTACTCTTTTGGTGCTTTGTGTTTTCCCATAGAAAACTGTTTTTGTAGTTCTTTGTAAGAGTTATTTAAGTCTTCTACTTTTACACCTTCTTTTGAGTCCCAAAATTTATCTTCTAAGAACTCTGGTTTTTCTAAGACTTCATCTTCTGACGCAGCCTCTATTTGTTCTTCAGGGCCATCTTCTAACTTATGAGGTATTTCTACTTCATTATCCTCTGTCTGTTGTTGCTCAGGTGGAATTGGTGGTGTATCACCAACTAATCCTGCTTGTAGTTGTTCTTGTTCTTGGTCGTTCATATTTTCGCCCTCTCTATTCTAGATTGTATTTCTCGTATTATGCTATTTTGTCCCTCCCTAGCAAAACCAAAGCTAGTATCACCACCTGGTATCCAAGTTGGTTGATGCATCGTTCTAGTAATTAAGTACCTTAGTACCTTCTTACCTTCTTCTGTGTCAAAAGTTCTAGCGAATGCTTTGTCTAGTTCAAGCTGATTATCTTTTGTAGGCAAGGGTTTCTCATCCAAAACCTCTATACCTTCCCACCCAGTCTTACTCATGCACTAACCTCGTCTGCCATTGCACTAGCTGGTTCTTCCATAGGTGGTTGGTCTGGAGCTGGACCTTGTGGTCCCATACCTTGACCTTGCATCGCCATCTGCATACTCTGCTGAATGATGGCTTGTTTCTCTTGTGGTGTTGTTCTAAGAGAAGATGGTATTCCTAATTTGTCTGCAATAAATGTAGCAATTTGATCTGGTTTCATTTCTGCAATACCACCTGGCCCAAGTGATCCTGCTATTTGTACAAATTGCATTACCTCATTTATCTCCTCTAAATTTTGTGCCTTAGCCAAAGGACTGACAGGAACTATCTTTACCTCAAGACCATTTACTTTTAGTGGCAACTGTATCATACCCTTCTTGTCCATGATAGACAGAACTCTGGCAACAATCGGAACCATAGTCTCTGTGATTAATCTTCCAAAAGCAGAACCCATATTCTGTGCCAGCTCTTTCATTCTTTCCACAATCTCAGTAGCCGACCTTGCAGACATATTGTCTGGAGGTAAGGTATCGTCTAACAACGTCTTTTTAATATTCATTCTCAAGTCATTGATAACAATTTGTGAGACGTTAAAATCTCCAGAGCGTGGTAGTGGTGCGAGTGATGCACCTTGTGGTCCACCATTTCTAGCTACTGGGATTATGGAGCCAGGTGTTATTCTTATGTTTGATGGATTGATTACACCATCATCTGCTGCTGTGTAAACACCTGCACAAGCTATCGATGCATTCTTCAGTAAAAGCTCTAATGTTTTGTTGAGTGTTTTTATGTCAGATATAGCAGATACTAGAGGACCTCTTCCAAAGGTTTCCCCTGCTACCTTCATATATCGTGATACAATCCAAGGCGTTTCATTCATACGTTTCTGCAACAGCTCTTCTCCAGTTTTCTCATAAATCAAATGATAAGAGTAGTCTTTACGTTCTGGGTCTACTATCACAGCCTCACATAATTCTACTTGTTCTTGGGGCTTATTCTCCATAAGTTTTATTAAGCTCTCTGGTATTTCAGCGTCTGGGAACTGCCTTTTGATTGCCTCGACTCTAAGTTTATACTTACGATAGACGTTATCTACAGTACCATAAGGCCCCTCTTCTAAGGCAATCAGATATTGTGGTACTGGTGTAAATTGTATAGGGTTGACATCATCACCTTCTTGCACGAGCATAACTGCTGTGCCGACACATAGATCAAGTAAAAACTCACCCATAGCCAAATCAAAATTTGATTGACGAAGAACTGTAAACATCTTGTCTAAATAAACATCTAGTGCCTGTTGTACCTCTGCTCTACTTTCAGCAGGTATATCTTCTCCTGGCTCTAGCCTACACCATTTCTTGTACGGTGGGAAAAGTCCTGATTGTATTCTGTTTGCAAATCTTTGAGTAGAATGAACTGCCGTACTATCAAAAACCATGTTCATTTTATTTTGACCAGGTACATTTCCTTCATAGTATCCGTCATACAAGTTTCTTTGTGGGAGAGCGTATCTATAGCAATCTTCGTATATGGTACGCCATAAGTCTTTTCGTGCAAACGCTTTCTTTGACCTATCCATTACTTGCTTTGCGTCTAATTTCATCATGTTTTTTTATGCCTTTGTGCAAAGTTTCTAGCACTTTCTTTGTTTCTAAAACCCCAAGCCTTGAGTGCTAATGCAAGTCTTGTTGGTCTACCCTTCTCGTCTTTCATGCCACCTTTCATACCAGCAAATCGTGCAGCAAAAGAAACTCTTCTTGGCCCTGTGCCAGTCTTTTGTGGGGACTTAAGGTTGCTACCCTCTTTTCTCTTGAAGAAATCCCTCCCTGCTTGATTCAATCCACCTTTTGGGTTTTGGTACTTCTTTGCAACCATTAGAACTCTTTCTTGTATCTCACAAAGTACTCACCCTTAAATGGATCAAGGTCTACACTAAAACCCTTTTCATCAACTAAGCTCCCAACAACTGATGCCCCTTTTTTTAGAGCGTTGCCAAAACCTAAAGTTGTATCAACTTGTGCAGTAGTTTGCTCTCTCTGATCTTTTGCTGATGTTGTCATATCATTAAATATACCTCTTGCTATGCTTGGGAATAGCATTTTTTCTACACGTCTATCAAAAACAGTTTGCAACTCACTTATTTGTGAGTCAGATAAACGTGACATATAGCTAACCACCTCTGGTCTTGTCTCCTTATCTTTTATCTTACCAAGCAGTTCCACACCTTGCTTTGTTGTGCTAATTACCCCAGCATCTACCATAGAACTAAAATCTGATCTACGTTCTCTCATGTCAGCTCTCTGTTTTGCTAGGCTATCTTTAGCGTTTGGGTTATAAAACTTTGCAAAATACTTTTCAAAACTTTCGTTTGTTTTCTTTTTTCTGCGTGATTTATTAGTTACAGCTCTAGTGCTAGTTAAAGATCTAGTTCCATATTCTTTTTTTATGAAATCCTCGATGGACATTAATACCTCATTAATCCTTTTTTTCTAGCAGAGCGTGCTGTTTGTTTTTTCTTTTTCTTTTTTGTTTTTTTTGTTTTTGTGTAGTAAGCCATGACTACGCCTTCTTCTTTTTGTTTCTAAGCATGGCAAAGTCCTCTCTGCTAATCTTGCCATCCTTGTTGGCATCTAGCTTTGATTGTTTGCCTTTCATGGTTGGTTTCTTTTTCATCTTATACATTTTCATTGTTCCTGGCATTATACTAATCCTTTCCTTTTGGAACGTAACAGGTCTTTATCAGCTTTCCTTGCACCACCTTTACCTGTTACAAAACTTTTTACTCTTCCCATAGCCCAAGCCTGTGCTGATACGTTTCGTGAACCACTACTATAATATGCCCCAAGACCTCTCTTGTATACTTTGTCAAGTGTTGACTTACTAAACTTTGAAGTGTAACTACTAGGGTACTTAGGCATTTGCTCTCCTTTTGGATATTTCATCCATCATAGCTTTGGTTAATAATCCTTTTTTGTATAAACGTCTTGTTCTCAATATCTCTGACTCTTTTGCCTTTGGGTTCTTTGCACCAGACAAATACTTCAATGGCACACCCTTCTTTGACTTGGCTACTTCTTTAAACTTTCTAGCCATTCTCTACCTGCGTGTCATCTAATATTCTTAGCTTTGGATTTCTAATATACGTCATCTTCTTACTCCTCCTAGTGGATCTCTCACGCTTAATGTTGAAGTTGGCGAATTATCATCAACAGGTACAAAATTTTGTGATAACCCCCCTCTTGTTCCTGTTCTTCCCCTAATATCTTCTTTCTTTTGGTCAGGTGAAGTTTTCTTTGCTGTCTCTTCCCTTCTTGGATCTGGGGGTGCTGGTGGCGTTCTCTTCTTTGGTTTTCTAAATATACCACCCATTATGTGTACCTCGGACCTTTATCAGCTGGTGAACGCACAAACATCTGTTCTGTAACAGGCTGATTGTCTTGCACTCCAAGTAACCCAGTCGTACCAAGCAAACTTCTTGGATCTCTTTTCATGGCTGCTCTTCTAGCTGCTAATTTTTTCATTTCTTTTTTAGTTGCAGCATCAGCACTTGATTCTCGAGTTGCTAGAGCCTTACTTGTTTCTGCTACTTGCCGAGGTGGTGTGTACTTCGGTGTCTTTACAAGCATACCCATATATTATTCCTTTCGCATCTTGCTATATATTATCATATCTTTTGCATCAAAGGTATATTTTTTTAATACACCCTCACGTACAAAGGATATACTCTCAATCCATTTGATTGCTTTTATATTACTAGCTAAAACTGTAACATGGATTCTATGTAAATTCAACTCTTCCATTATCAAGTCCATAAATCGTAATGCACCTCTATGAAATCGTATCTTGTTTTTGCTCACCAATTTCGTATCTGGTATCATCCAAAGCTCTGCAACACCATACCATTGTGGACTGACACCAAAGCATAACATTGGTTTCCCACCATCTATGACAGCATAACCATACCCATCCTTTGACGCATCATCTAAGTAGTCTGCATAGTATGGCATTTCTTTGAGATGTTTTTGGTCGTGGTCGTTGAGATCCATGATATTGAGAAGATAAGACTTGAATGGCACAACAGACAAGGATGTACCAGAAGTTCTAAATATCGTTTCTAATGTTTCCTCATTCATGCTCTTTCAGTCTCATAGCTATCTCTTTCCACAATACCCAGTCCATATAGACACCAGGTTGCTCGTAATCTTCTACCAGTATCAACAGATCAGCAGAGCCTTTCCATTTCTTGATTGTTGTAAACCCACCACCATTCTTTCTAGCTTTGACCTCACAGTTGAGTCCACCTATCAAATCTACTTGCACATCATGGGGGAAAGCTGCCAAGGCACCAGACAATGGCTGTCTCCTTGCATCAATATCCATAGATTGGAATAGCTTTACTACTTTGTTTTCTACTCTTGTACCCTTACGTTTGGCTGAACTTGTCATGCAAATATATCAAAATCTGTGTTCGCAACTGCTTGTTTGAACTTTGGATTATGCCCCCTTGTTAATTGTCTATGTTCACCACCACCAAGAACGAGATACATATACGCATCTCCAACGTGAGAGTGGTCGTTCTTATTTGGTGTATCTCTATATCGTTCACCACCAGATATTTGTACCCTCTTAAAATGGTAGCCGCCTGATAGTGCTTTGCGTAATCTCTGGCATTTTTTGTCAATGAGTATGCCAGGTTTACCTTCAATCAGTCGGTTCATCGGCATAGCACCAGCCTCTCTTCTTACACGAAAGTCGTTACTATTTGTTGGTCGTGCTACCAAACCTATAGACTTCAGATGGTCAAATGCAGTTACTTCGTATATCTGGTCTCTCTGCATACCAGCAGGGTCGCCCCATACGAGTGTATCATACTTGGGAAACCTTGATGCAAGTTCTGACTTGAGCATAGAACCAAATCTCTCTAAACCCATATCAAAAGTAACTAACTCGTGATAGATATGCCATCTACCATTAGGCATTTTCTGTCCAAAGATTGCAGCAGGGGTCAAACCAAAGTCAACACCCACTTGTATAGGTACAGAAGGATCAGGCTCCAGTCCATCCTCTGCCATTAAGTTGTCATCATACTCATTCATAACTGGCTTACCTTCTTGAACATAGGTATACAAACCCTGTGCATAACATCTTATCCAGTCAACGTTCTTACCAAGTAATGTTTGTTCATAGTACCCGGTGGGCAGGTTGATTTTATTTTCTGCGAATGGGTTAGTTGCCCACCAGGTATTTGCTGAGAACACAAAGCCATTT